TGATGTTGGACCTGTTACAGGTGACATATCATTACAGGTGGGACTGTATGATACTACAACTACTAATTTTGATAGTGTATTCAAGTTAAATCTAGGCACCCTACCACATGATGATGTGCAAGGATCCACTCAGGGTGTAGCAGTCGCTAATGATCTCCAAGATAATACTTCAAACGTTGGTGAGATCACTGGGATGGCAATGCAATTCCGTCCTACCAACATGGGTGAGTTTGAATGGGAGCCTGGATGTAAAGCAACTGAGAGTTGGATAGATCTATCACCTCCTGATCCAGGAGATCCATACACTAACGTATGGAATAGTGGACCTGTTGCAATGCATGGTACCAACCAGAATAATCCTGAGATTCCAGGTGCTAGTAGGTATACTAACAACCCATTGATGCCAAATATTCCTGGTGCTTACATCGATACAGGATATATCCTAGATCAGAATGAATACTTCAGTGATACAATCTTACCAACTTATAACTATAGGATGCTATCAGGGTGTTACAACCACCTCTTAGAGAATCATTTGGTCACTAGGTTTGAGACTCTAGTAGGTGAGTTCTCTGCTAGTAATAAAGATATGTTGTTACAGGCAGCACCTACTACATTTGCCAAAGGATCAGTGCCGTGGTATACTTTAGGTGAACAGAGCACTCCAGGTTATCAGGCAGTAGTATCAACGCTATGGAATGGGTGGACGGTCACTCCAACATGGAGAGACACATACTTCTCACCTATTACATTCATTCAAGACTACACCTTAGATAATTTCGCTGGTACTGGTGCATCTAACTATGCTAACGCTGCTAAGATACGTGTAGGTATTACATTCTACCCAACAGTAGCAAGCTTCAGTGCTAATTCACGTAACGTACATTACTGGCAAGCAGTGATACATGTTATAGATATTATTTCTCCTGGTAAAGGATACACTGAAGCAGCAGAGTTTATCTGCACATGGCCTCCTATAAGAGATCCTTTCCATGAGGATCAACTTACTACTCCATACTATCCAGACTATGAATCAAACTTTAAGATACCATCACGACCAGTGGTCGCATGGTTTGAGGATGATGATCTAGTTAAGAGGATAGCAAAGGAAGCAGTCTATCAGGAATCACATAACAAATCATCACCAGTGTGGTATTTTACCAGTGATAGAAACAAATTCAGGGTGAAATTTAAGATCATTATCACATCAGTTACAACTTAAGTCAGCAAACGCATACATATTATGTCACAAGGTTTTACAGGTAGAGAAGCAAACGCAGAGCGATCTCTAGAGAAGTCCTCAAAACAATTGAGAGCACTCCGTAAAGTGATTGAGCAATTTAAAGACGACCCGAAGGGTAAGAAGAAGATGCTCAAGAAGATGAGGAAGTACTGGAAGAGTCCTATCGCTGAGATCAAAGGTCTAGACTACAAACCGAAGGGTGCTGACTACCAGCTGCCTGAAGATTTGCAGCAAGATCTGGGCAAAATGGCCGAGTATATTGATCCACGAGAGGAAGAGGGTACAGATACAGAAGTGGCACTCACTCCTGATCAAGAAACCGAACTACGTGATAGACTAACTAAAACTAAAGAGACTAATGATTAATCTGGAGGAGAAATTTGGGTCTTACATCAACAGTCGTAAGACCTTTCGTATTGATGGAGTAGATGAGCCTGTTACAGGGTATGGGTATCATTGTGATGGCAGTGATATCGTGGGTTACTGGGTCAACACTCGTAACTATAAATTATTCTACAATCTCAACGAACAATTCCTCAAGATGGATCCTCTTATGCCAGCTAGTGAACTGGCACAAGGGGGGTTGACGGATAACCCTAATCTCTGATAGTATAAATACTTCTTAACAAAGGACTCGAAAGAATCGTAACCCTGTGTTGGAATAACAAGACTCCCATGTCGGGGTAGTCTATCATCCGCAGGGTTTTTCTATGCCCATGCGAGACAATAAAACACAATCATGTCAATCAAATCAACAATCGCTGCTATTGCAGCATCTCCATTCCTTCTCGCTGGTGCAGCTTTTGCTGGTCCATACGTGAATGTCGAATCAAACCTTAGTTATCCTGATGGATCATACTCTGGTGCTTCTACAGACGTACACGTAGGTTACGAGGGAGTAAACGAAACTGGTAAGCTTGCATACTACATCCAAGGTGGTCCTGCTCTTAATCACAGCGAGACTGCTGATGATACAGATCTAGACTTATCTGGTAAGGTAGGTGCTTCTTATGCAATCGCTGAAGCAACATCTGTATACGGAGAGATCTCTGGTGGTACTGATGAGGACGCACAAGGTGATGCTCTAGTTAACTGGGGTGCAAAAGCAGGCGTTAAGTTCACTTTCTAAATCAGAAGGTTAATATCACACTAAATAAAGGGTCTCTTAACGAGACCCTTTTTTCTTTCCACTATTAATACTATGGCCGAGATACCAACTATACAACCAGGAAACACAGCAATCTATACAAGACCAGGTTGTGGATTTTGCACAAAGATTAAGGAACTTTACAAAAGTAAGTCCTGGGGCTTTGCAGAATACGTTTTAAATGTTAACTTTACAAGGGAGCAATTCAAAAAAGAATTTGGACCCACCGCTACCTTTCCCCAAGTTATTATACAGGGACAAAAGATGGGAGGTTGCACCGAAACTATTAAATACCTGCGAGAAGGAAAATTTGTATGATGAGTGATGCTAACTCCGAGGAACTCTATACTATTATTGACAGAGCAATCGACGAAGCGATGTTCAATGGTAGATTCCTATTGAATATGAAATCGTATCTCACTGGTAACAAGTGGACACGCAAACAAACTGCTGAATTAATAGAGTCATCTTCAATGGGTGAGCTAAAGCAAGTGTCTGATGAATTGACACAGTACATTGGAAGGGACAAATATATGACTGAGGCTTATGGTAATTTACCTAAGCCACAGGCACGTAAGATTAGAAAGTACTTTGAGACCCTTATTAATGATGCAAAAGATTATTATGAAACACGTAGACCTGGGCGACCAAGAAAGTCTACTAAATAAAAACAAATAGTAAGGGAGAATTCTTATGTCCGATGTTTCATTCATTTACATCGCTTTCTTCTTAACTATAGGTAGTTTTTTACTAGGTTTTGTGGTATCATGGAACCTGAAAGACATCTTCGATGAGTGGAAGGCAAGAGCAGACTACGCAGCAGTTGTTATACATCCTGAGATGCAGACAGCAGATGGTAGACAAGTTGACCCAACTGAGTTAATATACTTGCGTATCACAGACGAAGATGATACACTAGACGATGAGTATGAGTAAGTTATGAGACTAATGATTTCTGAAGTGCTTCAAAAGGCTCACAATGCCAAGACGAAAGCACAAAAGATCAAGATCCTACAGGATAATAATTCTCCTGGTTTAAGATCGATCTTTATTATAAACTTTGACGACAGTTTGACACCACGTGTCCCTCTAGGTGAGGACGTACCTTATCGTAAGAATGAGGCACCGATAGGCACAGAGCATACCTTATTGGAGAAGGAGTCTAAGAAACTCTATCGATTCTTCAGAGGTGGTGATGATACACTGAAACCTTTAAAGATAGAGAGTATGTTTATCCAACTACTTGAAGGTCTCCATGAGACTGAATCAGAAGTAGTGGTCAAAGCAATTAACAAGACATTGCACAAGAAGTTCCGTATCACTAAGGCAACAGTACAAGAAGCATTCCCATCTATAGAATGGGGTGGCAGAGGTAGATGAAGTTAACCGAAGAGCAGATTGTTGACATCAACAATGCAGGTAGAGGGTGTTCTATTATAAAGACTGGTTGCACACCTGATGCAGCAGATGATAAGACGTTGCCAACTAATGCATATCTGCTAGAGTTAAAGAAGGGTGATGAAACCTGGTTTGATATCGTAATGGGTGAAGCAGTAGGTGTCTTTGACACATACTATGATCTATTCGGTGATGTTATGCAGAAGATGTCATGGACTAACGGTACTAGACAACCAAGTACATATAATAATCCTATGAATCCTATTAAACCTAAGCCTAAGAGGAAGAAATGACAGAAGATAAGTATTGGAAATATCATGATATCTTGCTCAAACTTCTAAAGGAGAAAGCATACAGACGTGGAGAATATACATTGTCTTCTGGCAAACAGTCAGAGCATTATGTTAACTGTAAACCTGTAACACTATCGTGTGAGGGTAATGCACTCATGTCACATCTATTGATAGATTTGGTAGATAAAGATGCAGTAGCAGTTGGTGGTCTAACACTAGGTGCTGACCCATTAGTCTGTGGTATTGCACAGAAAGCATACTACAACAACCATAAACCTCTTGATGCACTCATCATAAGGAAGAATGTTAAAGGGTATGGTACAAAGGAGGTCATTGAAGGACCGAAACCACCAAAGGGATCAGTTGTAACAGTCCTAGAGGATGTAACAACTACAGGTAGTAGTGCATTGCAGGCAGTGAATGTCTTACGTGATGCAGGTTACGTTGTTAATCGTGTGATTGCTATCGTTGATAGGATGGATCATGATGACCATAGTGTCTGGGCTAATAATAAAATTGAATTCTTATCCTTGTTTACATTAAATGATCTTATTGGATAACTTTTACGAGAGGTTTGATGAGTTGCAATCCTTTATGCTAGGACCAGATTTTATCTGGCACTTTAATGATGGGATTAATACTATACCTGATGAAAGATATCAATTCATTCATGTATTCTATAAGGAGTTTGAAAGAAACTATTTTGACTGGGTTGCACCTCTCTGTATGAAGATAGGATACAAGAGTCTAGTCAAGGATGGAGTAGGAGTGAAAGCAAATCTAAATGTAAGGACACAAGAGCCTGAGTTGTATGGGTATCATAATGACTGCCCTGATAAGACGACGGCTATTTTTTATGTCAACACTAACAACGGCTATACAAAATTTGAAACAGGTGATATAGTAGAGAGTGTAGCAAATAGAGTAGTCATATTCGATTCTAACATCAAGCACACTGGTGTTAGTTGCACTGATGAAAAGAGAAGGGTCGTAATTAACTTTAATGGAGAGATACAATGACTGTATACTTTGATCCTCGGAAGGCAAAGAAACCTGTCGAGGAAATGACAGAGGATGAAAAGAATTATGAGATGGGCAAGCAAGCAATGACAGCAATAGCAAACTTGACAGTCGCACCTCTAGTGCTTATGCTAGTATGGAATGCATGTATACCAGGTATATTTGCACTCCCAACCCTCAGTTATTGGACTGCTCTAGGGTTATATGTAGTATCAAGGATATTATTTAATAAGAATGACTAAAGTATGTCTCGTCACGGTAACACCTGACGCTGAAAAAACTATAGGATACATCGCAAGAGTATCTAATCCTAACAACCAAGACAACCCAAAGGTTGCTGGTTTATTAAAGTATTGTATCGAGCATGGACACTGGTCTATCTTTGAGCAAGCACACATGACCTTGCAGATAGAAACTACTCGTGGCATTGCAGCACAGATACTAA